TCGCATCTACTCCCTGCGTGACAAGAAGGGTCAGCCGCATGTGACGATTGAGGTGAAGCCTGGAGGCGGGCACGAATATGCAGGCGAAAAGAACAAGGAAATCATCCGGCTGGCCGAAGAGCGCGGCATTCAACGCTACATGGCTCCTGGCAATGAAGGCTTATGGGCTGAGGCCGAGCGCAACCTAGCAGAGCGCGGTATCGAGCAACCCAAGTACATCCAACAAATCAAAGGCAAAGGCAACAAGAAGCCCAACGACGAATACCTGCCCTTTGTCCAGGACTTTGTGAAGTCGGGCAAGTGGTCGGATGTGGGGGACTTGCAGAATAGCGGGTTTGTCCGCATAGACCCTACCAGTGATCTGGCAAACGCGCTCAAGAAGGCTGGTAAACAGGCGCCGCCTTATGTGACGCAAGACGAGCTGACCAAGTTGCTTGACTGGAACGCAGGACGCGCCCCTGATCTGCCAGAAGGCTTCGCCCAAGGCGGCCTAGTCACCTCCCAAAGCAACGACTACGACCCCATTAAGTACGCAGAAGGAGGTCGTGTGAGCAAAGTCAAAGACGTACTCAAACAAGGCGCTCGGGGCTGGGCCGCAGGCCTGGCTGGACTGCCCGGAGACATTGAGGGCTTAGCCCGTATGGCCATCAAGTACGGTGCCAGCCCCGGCTCCTATGTTGACCGCAACATGAGCGAGACCCCAGCCCTGCCCACAAGCGAGTTCTACAATGAATGGCTCCCCGGTGGCGACTGGGAGACACCTGAAGGTGGAGTGGCACAGGCCATTGGTACTGCGCTGGGTGGCGTTGGGGCGACTAAGCTCGTCAAGCCTGCCATAAAGGCTGCAGACCTTGCCGCTAAGTACGGCGTCCCGTTGGCTGAGAAGGCTGTGGCTAATGCAATGATGCCGAGTACTCTGAGCCGTCAGGCTGGCGTCATCAAGGCTCCCGGCGGCAACTGGCTCAGCGGGTCGGTGGAGGATGCGCTGAAGGGGTTGCGGCATAAGGTAGACTCAGTAGCCTTTGCTAATTACACCCCCGAGCAGCAGGCAAGTGTTTTAGCTTCTGGCAGGCTTCCACGGAATGACGCCATCAACTCCTGGATCGACAAACAGCTCACCAAGTACGTCAAGAACGACATGGCCACTGAGCGTGACCCGATCAGGGCGTTGGCAGAGCGTGGGGTGTTGCATTATGACGCAGACCCGTTCGGCCCTATAGCTGGGACCAATGTCAGCAAACTACGCAGTGAGGCTGGTTTTCCGGTTGGCGGTTCAGGCAAAGCGGACCTTGCAAAGACTTGGGAGAACGTATCTGATGCGATGACGCGCCAGACGCCCATGTCGGAGTACCAGAACTTTGGTTCAAGCAACTTGACTGCAACAGAGCCTTGGTTGCAGAAGCTGGATCCAAACACACCGATGCATCGTGTCAAAGACAACGCGCTGTCCAACAACCTCGGCTTCAACCACCTCATCGACGAGCTCCGCAACGCCACCAACCCCAACAGCGGCTTGCCCGCCGACCTGCTCCTCAAGTACGACGCGCTGGACCGAGTGTCCGTACCGCAGGCTGTGGAGCGAGTGGCTAAGATCAACGCATGGCGTGAGGCGCAGAAGATTGAGGCCAACGCGGCTAAGGCTAACAATGCTGCGACTGTGTTGCACAAGGAATACCCTGAGCAGGGCATGAAGTGGGTGGAGTTGAAGGTCGGCGATGACGCCAAGTTACCCGGCGGATTTTCTCTAGAGCCTGAGAAGTTCGCGCGCTCTGGCGAATTGGCTGGCTACAGGGTGATTGGGCCAGATAAGAAATCTGTTGCATTTGGCAAGACTGAGGCAGAGGCGATCAGAGAAGCTAACATCCCGGCCCTCAAAGACGCCCTCAAGTACGAAGGTGACACCATGGGCCACTGCGTCGGCGGGTACTGTGACGATGTGGCGAGTGGCGCGTCCCGCATCTTCAGTTTGCGTGACAAGAAGGGCCAGCCGCATGTGACGATTGAGACGAAGCCTCCTCGATCTTCGCCTTATGACCACTGGTACGAACAAAACTCCCACGGAACACCGGAGTTGGAAGACTTCTTGGCTTACGCAAAAGCCAACCAACCAAAGGGCGGGCTCAATGAGTGGTACAAAGAGTGGGCCAGTTCAACGGGCAGGACACCAGTAGAGCCTCCCGCAAGCATCATCCAAATCAAAGGCAAAGGCAACAAGAAGCCCAACGACGAATACCTGCCCTTTGTCCAGGACTTTGTCAAGTCTGGCAAGTGGTCGGATGTGGGGGACTTGCAGAATAGTGGGCTTCGCCGCTTTGGAGACGCGTTCAATGAAAACGAGATCAAGCGCATCCAAGACGCAGGCATAGAAATCCCAACTTGGGCGTCGCCTGACGAGATCAAGGCCATTGGCGACAAGGTTTGGCCCGGCCAGTACGGCAACCCTCCTGGAAAGTATGCCCAAGGCGGGCTCGTCTCCAACGACTACGACCCCAGCAAAGTTGACGCCCTTGTGGCCCAGCTTCAAGCTGAATTTGCCTGAACGCCATTTTGGCCCTATAATTCGCGCATCGCAGCCCGACTGACTGAACGGAGTCAATTATGCTAGCCGCCCGTGTCCACATCATCATTCAGCTGCTCTGCCTTGAGGTCTTCACCCTGTGGGGTTGCGGGCTCATCCTGGTGCTGCAGCTCACAGCAGGAGTCTTTTATGGCATCGCCAAACGACAAATTGGACGCAGACGCGCAACGCGCAAAGTCCCGGGGCTTTGGTGGGTACCTGAAGGACAAAGCTACTGCATCCGCTGACTTTGCTGCCCAGCCCAAGTCCAAGACCGCAGAAGCCATGGGCAGCGGCAACTCGCAGAACAAGTCCATTATTGACGAGGCCGGTCGCTTCAAGCGCGGCGGCGTGGTCAAGACCAAGAGCCGCTGGTAATGGCGACCAAGCCCAAAGACCCGATGCTGCCTGAGGAAGACGACGAGGCAGAAGAAGGCGAGACCATCCAACTCGAAGACGTTGACAATGACGTGGAAGAGCATGACGACGGCTCCGCCACTATCACCCTCAAAGAGAACACCCAGGACCAAGACCAGAAGCTGGAGCACTTTGCCAACATTGTTGACGAGGTGGATCAGTCTGACTTGAGTGACGCGGTCAACGACTTGCTGGACCTTATTGAGAAGGACAAGCAAGCCCGGGAGAAGCGCGACAAGCAGTACGAGGAAGGCTTGCGCCGCACTGGCCTAGGCGACGACGCCCCAGGTGGTGCGCAGTTCAGCGGCGCCACAAAGATTGTCCACCCCATGCTGGTGGAAGCGTGTGTGGACTTCAGCGCCCGGGTGATGAAGGAGATCTTCCCACCCGCCGGTCCCGTCAAGTCCAAGATACTGGGCAAGCAAGATCAGAAGAAGGTTGCACGTGCGGCCCGTAAAGCCGAGTTCATGAACTGGCAGATGACGGAGCAGATGCCCGAGTTTCGTGGGGAACTGGAGCAACTGTCTACCCAACTGCCTCTGGGCGGTGGCCAGTACCTGAAGATTGCGCACAACGCCGAACGTGGACGCCCGCTGTCAGAGTTCATCGGCATTGATGATGTGCTCATCCCCTTTGCCGCAACCAACTTCTACACCGCAGAACGCAAGACGCACGTCCAGTACCTGACAGAGGCTGAGTACCAGCGCCGTGTCAAGGCCGGTATGTACATTGACGTGGACTTGGGCGCTGCCTCCCAGCCCGAGTTCAGCAAGGCGACCATCGCCAACGACAAGATTGAAGGGCGCAAGGACACAAGCTACAACGAAGACGGACTGCGGACCATCTTCGAGGTCTACTGCCGCTGCGACTTTGGGGACGGCCCCGAGCCCTACATCCTGACCATCGACAAGAGCAGCAGCCAGGCGCTCAGTCTCTACCGCAACTGGGACCTGGACGACGCCCGGCGCCAGGAGCTCGAATGGATTGTGGAATTCGCCTTTGTGCCTTGGCGGGGAGCCTACCCCATTGGCCTGACCCACCTGATTGGTGGTCTGTCCGGTGCTGCCACTGGCGCACTGCGCGCCTTGATGGACAGCGCCCACATTCAGAACATCCCGACGATGTTGAAGCTGAAGGGCGGGCCTAACGGCCAGACCCTCAACGTCCAGCCCACGCAGGTCATGGAGATCGACGGCGGCGCGATGGTCGACGACATCCGCAAGTTAGCTATGCCCCTGCCGTTCGCTGGCCCATCGCCCACGCTGTTCCAGCTACTTGGCTTCCTGGTAGACGCCGGCAAGGGGGTGGTGCAAACCAGCTTCGAGAAGCTCTCCGACCAGAACCCTAACGCACCTGTGGGCACCACACTTGCACTCATTGAGCAGGGCATGGTGGTGTTCAGCAGCATCCACTCCCGGCTGCACTCCAGCATGGCCCGGGTGTTCAAGATTCTGCACCGCATCAACAGCGCCTACTTGACGGTTGAAGACGCGCGCGAGTTGTCAGAGCTCACTGGCTTGCAGGTCAAGCCCGAGGACTTTGACGGCCCGATGGATGTGGTCCCGGTGTCTGACCCAGCCATTTTCAGTGACGCCCAGCGCTTTGCCCAGACCCAGGCGCTACTCCAACGTGCTCAACTGTTGCCGGGGTTGTACGACCAGCGCAAAGTGGAGACGGTATTCCTGCGCAACCTGAAGGTGGACGCGGACGACGTGCTGCAGCCTGCACCCGGGCAGGACGACATGGACCCCGTGTCCGAGAATGTCGCCGCCACCATGGGGCGGCCTATCTACGTGCTGCCGCGCCAGGACCACCTAGCCCACCTGAAGGCACACATCGCCTTCCTGAAGTCACCGATGTTCGGAAGCAACCCGGCCATTGTCAAGACGTTTCTGTTCCCTATGTCGCAGCACCTGCGTGACCACCTCATCACCTACTACATGGCGGAAGCCCATGAGGCGGTCAAGAAGGCCCAGGACAAGAAGGTAATCCAGCCCGAAGGCATGGAGCAGGTAGACGTTGCGTTGCGCGTGCAGCAGGCTATTGAGGCACAGTTGGGCGGGTTCGCAGAAGAACTGGCTCAGATTGACAAAGCCGCCCAGCAGTTCAAGCCCCAGCCCCCAATGCCACCCGACAGCTCCATGCAGGTTGCCCAGCTCGGCGCCAAGGTGCAGTCCGAAGCCAACGCGGCCCGGACGCAGGTCGAACAGGCCAAGTTGCAGCAAAAGGCACAGGCTGATGCGCAGACCAACCAGCTCAAGGCTGGTGACCAACAACTCAAGGCCCAGCAGCTCCAGATTGACCAAGCCAAGGCTGACAAAGAGTACCAAGAGCGCATGGCCCAGGTGCAAGTCCAGGAGCAAGGCGACACTGAGCGCACGCAGATGGAGATTGACTCCAGACTGCAAATCAACACCGAAGACAACAATACCGCAATGCAGATTGCAGCGACCGAGATTGCCAGTGGCGCGGGGCGCTCAGCGCTCAGCACCGGCGGCGGCATCAACCCAGGTTCTTAACGAGGAGACCACCATGGCAACCACACCAGCCCCCAGCGGCCCAATCAATCAGCACAAGGCTATGGCCATGGGCAAGAAGCCCAACCAGCCCCTGCCTAACCCCGGCCCCAAGACCCCCTGCTAGATGAGCAACTTCGAGACTGCGCTGCTCAACAAGCTGAAGACTGAGCAGACGTTTTACGCTTTAGAGTCGCTGCGCCGCCCAGGCATGAAGACCGAGTTTGAATTCGGTCAACGCTGTGGGCACATCGCAGGACTGGAGAAAGCGGTAGAGATATTACTGGCTGTGCTAGACGAAGAGCGCAATGGCGAACGAGACCTCGACGCGCGACTGTGACGCGCACATCTGTGCTGTGAACAGCATGGTGTAAAAGTTTCCACAACCCTGCTGAAAGGAGCAGACAATGTCAGACGCCCTAACTGAGGCATTCCCACCCGCCGAACCCGGCATCATCCCCTTTGGCTCCCGTGTGCTGGTGCAGATACGCACCCCCAAGAGCCGCACCGCGTCAGGTATCATCCTGGACAGTGGCTCACGTGACACCGAGAAGTGGAACACCCAAGTGGGCAAGGTCATTGCGGTCGGGCCGCTGGCCTTCAAGAACCGCAACACCCAGACCGAATGGCCCGAAGGCGCATGGTGCAAGCACGGCGACTATGTCCGCGTGGCCAAGGACGGTGGC